GGTTACGACATAAAGAAATTCCTTGACAACAAGCGCCGTCGCGAGCGTGGGCCGCAGCTGCCTGTGCCCGGTGCTTCGGCGCAGTACACCGGCAGACCGACTACGCCAGTGAGCGGCGCCGGGAGCAAGGATCGGCTTGGCGGTTGATATGCCGTTCAAGAAAGTTGGCAAGAATCGCTACAAGTCTCCCTCCGGGCGCACCTTTACTAAAAAACAGGTGGCCATGTACCATGCGACCGGGGGCTTCAAAAAGCCGGTCACACCGTTGACAAAGCGCCACTGAGCGTCTAAATTTGCGCTTGTTGGCTAACCCGCAAGGCTCCAACAGCAGATACCCCTCTGACACGGCTCCTTACCGCGTCCCTCGAGGCTCCCACCGGGATAACCCTCGAGCCGTCACAAGGCTAACCCGCGAAGTGGAATAAACGGACTTTATTCTTTTTCTTGGAGAAGCCTAATGGCTGAAACAGCATTTCAAATCCAGTATCGACAGGAATTCGTTGCTGGCTTCGAGCAGCTCCAGTCCCTATTGCGTGAGTACGTGACCACAGAGGCGGTCATTAAGGGCAATACGGCGACTTTTCTGGTAGCTGATTCTGGCAGCGCAACTGCCAAAACACGCGGCGTGAACGGATTGATTCCGGCGCGCGGCGATAACCTGTCACAGCCAGCCGCAACGCTGGTCGAGTGGCATGATCTGGTCCGTAAGACAGATTTCAACATCTTCGCTTCGCAGGGCAACCAGCGCGCGATCATGCAGCAGACCTGCATGGGTGTTATCAATCGTAAGATCGACCTGGACATCATCACAGAACTGAACACGGCCACGGTTACGGCCGGTTCGTCAGCTGTGACGGCTGATCTGGGCCTGACCTTGCGGGCTAAAACCATTCTCGGTGTTGCCGAGGTCCCTTGGGATTCCAATATCTGCATGCTCGTTACGCCGGCTTATGAGGCGTACATGATGCAGGTTCGTGAATTCGGATCTCGCGAGTACATCGACGGTGGGCCGACTCGTCACGCCGATCCGGCTTGGCGCGATCGCCCGATTGCATATATGTGGCTGAACATGATGTGGATTGTTCACCCCAATTTGCCGGGTGTCGGCACCAATGCCGAGAAGTGTTTTTGCTTCCACAAATCAGCCATTGGTCATGCGTACAATGCTGACAATCTGGAAGCGCGGGCGGGCTATGACGAGGAACAGGATTATTCCTGGTCTCGTTGCTCGATTTACATGGGCTCACAGATTTTGCAGAACAGCGGCATCGTGGTTATCAACCATGACGGCTCTGCACTAGCTGGCGTATAGGAGACTGATATGGCATACGCAACAACAAATCCTCCGAAGCTGGTCGTTGCTGGTGTTGGTGGTGGACCCGGCATCTGGATCTACGCAGATACCGACGCCCACACGGCCGTCGATGCTGACGATTACTTTACTGACGGTGACTCGCTTGGCATGAAAGTGGGTGACGCCCTGTTGTGCTACGACACTGACACCGCTACCAGCACGATCCATTTCGTGCGTACTCAGGTAACGGCGCCAGCGGCGTCTGTCACCATCGCAACGCTTTCCTAAGCTGGCATAAGGAATCGCTTTGCGCGACAATCGGGGCGGCTCAGCAATGGGCCGCCCTTTATTGTTTGGAGATGTGAAATGCCAGCAGCAGCGAAAAAGAAAGTGGAACCTGTTGAGGAGCCTGTCGAGGAACCTGTAGCAGCGGAAGAACCTAATCCGCTACTCGATAAGCCTCTTGAGAAAATTCCAGCAATTACTGCCTCGCGGTTTGGTCTGGCTGATGAGTACCGCAACGTCTGGCGAGTAACCTGTGACATGGACACCAAGCCCGAGCATGCCCTTGAGCAGGGGTATTGGGCGCATGTGTCAATGAACCTTCGTCCGGGTGATCGAATCGTGGTTGTGCCTGACAACTTTGCATGGGAACTGCACCTGAGAGTCATTGGTGCGGGCAGGCTGTATGCCCATGTCATAAAGCTGGAGTTCTATCAATTGACCCCAGCCACGCCGCCAGAAAAACTACCGTCCATTTACACAATTGGCTTTGCCGGCGCGCATCACAAGTGGCGCGTTGTGCGTGAGGGCCAGCCGCTCAAGGACGGTTTTGAAACAGAAGCGCTTGCTCGCAGATGGGCAGCTAACCATGAGGCAGCGGTAGACCGATAGCCGATCAAGGACTGAACACAGGCGCAGGGATGCGCCGGCTGGAGTAAAACATGACTGACAAGCTAAGTATTTACAACGGCTCACTGAACATATTGGGCGAACGTGCGCTGGCAACCGTGACCGATAACGTCGAGTCGCGCAAAAAGCTCGACGACATCTGGGAGAACGACCTGATCGACCGTGTGCTGCAACACGGACAATGGAATTTCGCGACCCGCTCGGCCGCGCTTGAATACTCCCCAAGCATTACCCCTTCTTTTGGCTTCGGCTTCGCATTTGACAAGCCGAGCGACCACATTCGTACCGTTGGCGTGGCCAACGATGAGTATTTCAAGATCCCGCTGACGCAATATGCGGATGAGGCGTCGTGGTGGTTCGCTGACATTGAGATCATCTTCGTTCGCTATGTGTCGAACGACAGCGAGTACGGCGCCGATTATTCGTTGTGGCCGGCTAATTTTACCGAGTACGTGGAGCATTATCTGGCCTTCAAGGTAGCCCCCAGGCTCACTGGGCTGGACTACTCCGACAAGGTACTGTTTGCGAAGATGAAGCGCGCACTGACGGAGGCCAAGGCGACCGACGCCATGGAGAGTCCGGTGAAATTCCCTCCCAAAGGCAACTGGGCCAGCTCCCGGCAGGGCTTTGGCACTGGTGAGCGCGGCAATCGCAATCAATTGATCGGCTAATGGCCAGTCAAGACAAAGAGCTGCTGGCCTTCAATCGCGGCGTTATTTCAAGCCGGGGTCTGGCGCGCATTGACCTCAAACGCATGGCCATGTCGGCCGAAACGCAGCGTAACTGGATGCCGCGGGTGCTCGGCTCGATGATGCTTCGGCCCGGGCTCGAGTTTATCGATCGCACCAATGGTGACGCCACTGGGCCGGCCAGACAGATCCCGTTTACCTTTGGTGTCGACGATACGGCGCAGCTGGAACTGAGCGACGGCAACTTGCGCGTCAGGATCGATGACGTGCTTATTTCCCGGCCTACCGTTACAACGGCCGTGACCAATGGCGGCTTTGGCGCGAGTCTGGCCGACTGGAATGACGAAGATGAGTCTGGTGCAACGTCCTCTCACCACGCGAGTGGCTATATGTCTTTGGTCGGCACAGGGACCAATGCGGCGATTCGTAATCAGGAAGTTACAACCGTAGAAACGGACGTCGAACATGCGCTGATAATCAATCAACACACCGGCAGGGTGCGTATTCGAGTCGGTTCTACCGAGCACGATGATGACTACATCAGCGAGACCCTGCTTGATGTTGGCTATCACTCGCTGGCGTTCACGCCGACTGGCAATTTCTGGATTGAGCTGGCGAACGTCGAGGCGCATAAAGTCTGGGTAGATTCGATCAATGTTGAGGCAGCGGGCACCATGGACCTGCTTACGCCATGGGCTGAGGATGATCTGCCGAATTTGCGCTGGGACCAGTCCGGCGATGTCATTTATGTGGCCTGCAAGCGGGAAGCCGCTGGTGTGGCTAACGCCGTAAAGCTGATGAAGATTGAGCGGCGCGGCACTGGCCGATCGTGGTCGGTGGTGCGCTACCTGCCGGACGATGGGCCTTTCCGGGTGCAGAACACCGGGCCGATAACGCTGACGCCGAGCGCGCTGTCTGGCGACATCGGTATTGAGGCCTCAAAGGCGATATTCAAATCAACGCATTCAACCTTTAATTCGCTGTGGCGCATTGCATCGCAAGGGCAAACCGTTACTACCGACGTGACCGATGGCTCGGAAACCTTTACAGGCGAGATTCGTGTTGTCGGCTCAGAGACATCACGCATCTTTGGCATCATTATCGAGGGCACATGGACCGGCACGGTAACACTGCAGTTTGCGTTCACCGAGGATGGTCCGTGGAATGACGTCACTACCTGGACGGCCAATACCTCGGAGTCCTATGACGACCAGCAGGCCGGTCAGATTATTTACTACCGCATTGGCTGCAAAACGGGCGAGTGGAGTTCCGGCACAATCACCGTCACGCTGACCTATACGGGCGGCTCAATTCAGGGTGTTGCACGGTGTAACACGGTGACAGACTCTAAGAATATAACCGCTTCAGTGCTCAAGGATTTTGGTGCTGTCACGGCCAGCAAGGACTGGTGGGAGGGCGAGTGGTCTGGGCTGCGCGGCTTCCCCACGGCGCCGGCAATCCATGAGGGCCGCCTGTGGTGGGCCGGCAACGACAAGATTTTCGGTTCTGCCTCTGATGGCTATGAAACCTTTGATGACAACATCGAGGGCGATGGCGGGCCGATCTCGAGGTCCATTGGCTCTGGACCTATTCGCGTCATTCACTGGCTGATGTCGATGGGCCGGCTGCTGTTTGGCACGTCAGATAACTCAGCCAATATCATGGCGACTAAATTTGACGGCAATAACCCGCTGGGAGCGCGATCTAACTCCTTCGATGAGCCGCTGACGCCGACCAATTTCAACATCAAGACGATCAGCTCCAAGGGCATTTTTGTCGATCGCACCGAGCAACGGCTGTACGAGCTGACCTACAACATCGACGAGCAGGACTACAAATCGCTGGACCTGTCGATATTTGCGCCTGATTTCAATACTGTTGGCATCACCCAGATCGCCGTACAGATGAAGCCAGACGTCAGGGTTCACTGCGTTCGGTCGGATGGCACGGTTGGGGTCTTGATATTTGACCGGCTGGAGAACGTCATTTGCTGGGTCGATGTGGATTCGTCCGGCGCGGGCGGGCTTATCGAGGATGTTTCAGTGCTTCCTGGGACGGTTGAGGATCAGGTCTACTATATCGTCAAGCGCACCATCAATAGCGGCACACAGCGACACCTGTGCAAGTGGGCGCTCGAATCCGAGGCGATCGGCGGCGACCTGAACAAGATGGCTGATTCGTTCGTTGTCTACGATGACACGCCGACCACAGCGCCTTTTGTGACCGAGCTGCTACACCTTCGCGACGAGACCGTGGAAGTGTGGGCCGATGGCGCGGATATCGGCGAGCACACGGTCAGTGCTACTGGCGGCTTGACGCTGGCGGTGGCAGCCTCCAAGGTAGTGGCAGGGCTTGGTTACACGGCCCAGTTCAAGAGCGCGAAAATGGCCGAGCAGGAGGGCATTGGCCTGCTGGAGCACAAGAAGATCAACCGCCTCGGATTTATTGCCGAAAACCTGCATCACCAAGGACTGCAGTACGGGCCTGATTTCACCAATCTGAACGACCTGCCAGCGGTGGAAGATGGCGACGTAGTAGCTGCAGATACAATTCACGCCAGCTACCATGAGGATAATTTCGCTTTTGGTGGCGATTGGGATTCGGACTCAAGGATATGCCTACAGGCAGCAGCACCAAGGCCTTGCACGATACTGGCGGCGATAGCTCAGTTCGAGTCGGTCGAGAATATCGGCCGAAGCCAGAAGTAAGCTATGCCACGGCCAAAGATATTGAGGAGTTCTATGGGCGCCCTCAGCAAGGCACGATGAACGCTCTGGTGGCTAAATTAGCCAACAATGTGGTTGGCGTCCTTGGCGTTGTTGCGGAACATGGCTACGGCAAATACTTCTGTGATTTCAAGGATGAACTCAAACCCCACCTGAGATCCATAACCATCATGCGAGGCATTAAAGCCAGCCTGAAATTCTGTGACGACTATCGTGGCCCGGTGATTTCTGTCGCTGAGCATGCAGAAGGGTGTAGGATTCTCCACAGGCTCGGCTTTGAGCACTTACAGGGAGCGTATTACGGATGGCTCAAATAGTAATAGTGGCGGTGATGGCTGTTGCGGCCCTGTACAAGGCCAGACAACAGAAAAACCTCAAGATGGAGGCGGCCAAAGGCCTTCGAGAGGCGGGCGGCAGGGCCAAGGCGGCGGCGCAGCGAGAAGCGGCCGAGGAAGAACGGCTCAAGGAACACATGCACTCGAGGGCGCTGGCGGTAGCGGCGGCGTCCGGGGCCGGCATTGATGATCCTGGTATGGTGAATCTAATTGGCGACCTCAATGCCGAGGGCGAATACCGCGTCCTGTCGCGTCTTTGGGCTGGTGAGGACGCTTCTGATAGCTTTGCTTTTCAGGCCGAGCAGGCTGAGCGCGAAGGCGATGCAGCAATGAACGCTGGCTACGCAAACGCTATTTCCACGGCCGCCTCCGCTTATCTTGGCGGTGGCTTTGGTGGTGCTGCGTCGACTCCCATTACCTCAGGCGTTAGTTCGGGCGTAGGTCTCGGGCCGGCCGGCACTAACTACTCGCCAGTGAAGCCACGGACGCTCTTTCCTGAATATGTGAGGCCCAGCGGATGACTTCGACACAGAATTTCAGAGTAAATAGTTTTCTCGCCAGCTTGGCCGTCAAGGCGCCATGCGTCGTTGTGACCAGTGAGGCAATCACGCTTAGTGGCGAACAAACCGTCAATAGCGTGGCAGTGACCGAGGGCGACCGTGTACTGGTTAAAGATCAGGCAGACGCCTCTGAGAACGGCATCTGGGAGGTTGAAACATCAGCGTGGACGCGGGCCGGAGACTTTGATGGCAACCGCGATGTCGTCAACGGCACCATCGTTGTTATCGCCAGCACACCGCTGGTTGGCCTATACCAGCTCACGGCCACCAATCCTGTTGTCCCGGGCACGACTGACCTGACATTCCAGCTGCTCTCGACTCTGGATCTTGCCGGCACTCTTGCCAGCACCGATAACGGCGAGGGCGCCAGTCAGATAGGCATTGAGGATGCTGGTACTTACTTCACAGCCACAGACGTTGAGGCGGCATTGGCAGAACTCTATGTAGAACTCTCAGCTGGCTCATCTGGTGAATTTGAGGCGACTCTCACAGGCTTTGTTACGCCGCCCAGTGGTGCTCCTAATGTTTGGTGGCACCTGTCAGGCACCACGGTCACGCTACGGATTTCATTTGGCACGGCGACCAGCAATGCAGTCACCATGACAATCAGCAATTTGCCGGCTGCGTTGTGGCCGGCGACGAACCAGAATGTTGCGATCGTCGGGCTACACGATAATGGCGCCGATCTTGCCGCTGCCTCTAATGCAAGAATTACGACCAGCGGTAACATCCTGTTTGGACTCGATAGTTCGGACGATCTTGGTGGTGGATTTACCAACAGCGGGGCAAAGGGCTGTGCAGGTAGCGGCATGACACTGAAATATACACTCGGGCAGTTACACACATAATGGCTACAATCCCACAGGCAATCGATTACGGCGCACGTCCATCACTGCGGTCCTCTCGGGTCGACGTCCCTGGTACTGGCGATCTTGCTCTGGCCGATGCACTCAGCAATGCGGCCAATAACTTCGCGGCCGTGATGGCAGATCGCAAAACCAAGCAAGACAGGCTCAACTACGCACTGGCCAAAAACAAGATCCTGCAGGCCGACATCGAGGAGCGCGAGAAACTCAAGGGCCGCGAGGACTACGAGAATTTCGATGAGAATTACAGTACCGGGTTCAACACC